GATATCTTTTCTAAATTCAAAGAATAATATGGAAAATGTGGTAGTATCAAATGTTCCAATTCAAGAATCTTTCCGATTAAGTATTGTTTTAATGGAACAAGCTCTTGAAGTATATATCAATGGACAACTTGTAAAGACAAGAACATTTTTAGATGGACCTATGGATGTAAAGGGAGATATCCAACAAGCATCTGGTATTGAATCAAATGTTGCAAAAATTAAAAATCTAAAGATTTGGTCTCGTATTTTAACAACTTCCGAAATTCGTGATGCTAAACCTTCTTTAAGTTCTTCTAAAGATTTTGGTGCAGGAGGAATTCCCGCCTCTACGTCATGCCCTTCCAAATCATTATAATATGAATAATTAGAATGTCCAATTTTACACAGATATTATTTACAATTGTAATAATTATTATAACAATTTATATCATTATCAGTATTATTTATTCAGGTAATGGAAGTAATTATGTATTATCCAAAATTCAATCATTAGATGTAAAAAAAGATATCCTATATCCTGATCAAACTCAAAAAATACTATTAAGTGGTGGTTCTTCAACTGTCGCTGGATTTTTTAAGTTAGAAAATGGTGACCGAACATTAAATATTACTCATGGATTTGTTCCACTTTTACAAGTCGAAAATAATTGGTATCTTGAAATATCTCCCGCACCAGTTGGTAAAGAAAAAATATCTGCTCGATTACGTGTTCAAACCAACGATGGAGGTACTATAAAACAAGAATTAATTGATTTACCAGATATTCCAAAACAAAAATGGAACTTTATTGCAATTTTACGAGAAGGAAGACGTTTTGATGTCATTTATAATAATCAGATTGTAGCATCTCAACGATTAGAGAATTATCCGGTTGTTATCAGCAGTCCATTATCTGTTGGAAACAAAGGATTGTCAGGTTCAGTTATTAATGTTTTAGTAAATGCCAATCGTTTAACACCATCTGAAGTTGAAAAAGAACGACTTGCTAAAGTCAATACCGATAATACGGTAATAGATGCTAGCATACTAGACATGAGTTTTCCTACTGTAAGCTTATTCGCAAAATGTCCTCCCGGTTTACCTTGTGACTCTATTACAAAATCTCCACATAATAACTTATTACAATGGAATACACCATATGCATAATGAATAAATAGCCTAATAGAATATCCAAATTATTGTCAGAATCATGGAAGCTTCTTACAATAGTAATTCTGGAGCTAACAGCTTATTTTCTTTGATTTTATTTATTATTGGTGTTGTAGCATTGTATTATTTGTATAAATATTTATTTGCTTCACAAAAAACAGCCAGTTATACATTGATTGGAAAAACAACACCCGCAAATCCTTCCCAAAAAATAGTCATTTCATCTGATAATTTACCAGGATTATATGAAGGTGGTGAATTTACTGTTTCGACATGGATTTATGTAAATAATTGGTCTTATCGATCAGGATTTAATAAGTCTATTTTGAATATTGGAGGACGTAACAATGATATTATTCGTATTTATCTTGGAGGATTTAAACCATCATTAATGGTACGTTTCCATACAAAGCAAGGAGATTCTACTAAAGGTGAAGCTCTTAGTAATGCCAGTCAAAAACAATTATTTAGTGAATTACAAACTGGTTCAGATATTTTGAGTTCTTCTTCCTTATGTGATTTACCAGAAATAGAATTACAACGATGGGTAAATATTACGGTAGCAGTCAATGGAAAAACGATTGATGTATATTTGGACGGTAAGTTGGCACGCTCATGTGTATTACCATCCTTATTCAAAGTAGATGCTGGTGGTTATACTGCAAATTTATTAGATTATGGTGGATTTGGTGGATCTATTTCAACAACTATCATGTATGATACTGCTTTAGGTCCAGATGCCATTTATAAAAACTATATGGCAGGACCAGAACCTATTACCTCTATTCAACAATGGTTTTCTTCTTTTTTTGCTTAGAAGATAATTAAATAAAAGAACTTAATAAGAGAAATTAGATGGAGTTCATCAACAATACTCAAAATATCAATTCCGCGAGTAAGTCCGGTACCATATCACAGGTTCTTTTCGGATTAACTCTGATTATTGTTGTGTATTTATTATTACTGTTTGTAGAAGTTGTATATAAATACATAAATCGTTTATCTCTAAATAAAACGGTACTTTTACCGAATACATATAGTACGGATAACAAGACAATTATTATTCCACAAGATCCAAATAATGGTGGTTCCAAGATTACCAATCTATCTAATAATGAACGCACTGGTATTGAGTTTAGTTATTCCTTCTATTTATATGTCAATCCAGCAAGTTTTAGACAAGAATTAGGTTTATTACATATATTCCATAAGGGCTATTCTTCACAATTTCCTCTATTGGCACCCGGTGTTTACTTACGTTCTGATACAAATACCTTACGAGTCTATATGAATACTTATAAAACATGGAATAACTATGTCGAGGTAGAAAATATTCCTGTTAGCAAATGGGTTCATGTTGTTATTGTTTGCAAAAATAATTCACTCGAAATATTTATTAATGGAAATTTAAAAAAGAAATTATCATTTGATGGTTATGCACCATATCAAAATTATCAAGATATTGTATGCTTTAGCCAACGCCGAATTACATTAAAAAAGAGCATTACACCATCTGTAGATGAAAATGGTTTTGATGTATTTGGTAGTATAAAAGGATTGGTAAGCAATCTTAATTATTATAGCTATGCTCTTTGCTATGCAGAAATTCAACAACTAATGAATGAAGGACCATCTAAAAAAATGGATTCAGCAATGAATACTGTGGATATTCCACCATATTTAGATGATACCTGGTGGACACATGGTAATTAATTTTTAAAAATAATACTAATTAACTAATATGTAGTATAAAGACCCTATATATTAACTAATTCAACAGTAGCTATGCCAGGTGGAGGTCTATATGCCTTAGTTGCCTACGGAGCACAAAATGTATTATTAAGTGGTAATCCAGATTTTACCTATTTTTATAAAACCTATAAAAAATATGCTCATTTTGCGGAAGAATCGGTAACTTATTCAATGGATGGCCCACAAGAATTATCATATAATCAACCCATCCAAGTCCGTTTTAAAATTCAACGTGTAGCCGATCTTGTAAGAGATATGTATTTTCTTTTTGATTTACCAGACATTTATTGTAAATATATTGAAAATTTACCTTTACCAAATGGTAGAACTTCTCAATATAACTTTGCATGGGTTCAATATGTTGGATGTCATATTATTCAAAATATTGGATTTTTTATTGGTGGCCAAAAGATACAAGAATTTGATGGCAGTTATATGATTACTCGTGCTCAATCTGATTTAGATACAAGAGCTTTTCAAAAATGGTCTCGTCTTGTTGGCAATCTTACAGATTTATATGATCCTGCCAATGGACTATATGGCGGTGGAACTACAGGAACTGGATATCCATTAGTTTATAATAATAATGGTGATGGAGCATCTACTACTACACCACCCAATATCAATCGTCCATCAATCGCTGGTAGAACATTACAAGTTCCTTTACCATTTTGGTTTACAGAATCTACCTTTGAATCATTACCTCTCGTCTCTTTACAATATCATGAATGTGAAGTACAAATTACGTTACGTCCTATTAATCAATTATATAGAGTTTTGGATATTAATGGATACCAAGTTGCCCCAGGATATCAATATAATCCATCTCCTGTTTCATTACTGCCAGAAAATGTATATTATAGTTCTGTATCTGATATTTCAGATATTACTATTAATAACTTTTTAACAGATATTGGCACACCTAATCCATTATTAAATACATGGCCACTTAATCCACGAATTCAACTAACTTATGTATATGTAACAGATGAAGAACGTAAACAATTTTCTTCTGAACCATTGCAATACTTAGTACGTCAAATTACATCTTATGAATTCCCAGGATTAACAACCAGAGAACTTCTCGAATTAAATACTCATAATCCAATTGAGCGATTAATTATTGTACCCCGCCGTTCTGATTCCTTACAATATCGTAATCAAACTGCTAACTTTTCAAACTGGATTAACCCTCTAAAACCTCCTTTCCTACCAACACAAGGTGGTTGGCCGCCAAATGTCAATTTAACATCCGCTACAGGTAATTTTGTACCTTATGGACAACGTTCTATTGTATCAGCACTAGCAGTTTTAGGTGATGGTAATTTATTACAAGAAGAAAAACCATTAGAGTATTTTACACAGGTAGTTCCATGGAAATATTTGACAGGTATTCCAGATCCAGAATTAATTATTTATCCTTTTGCTTTACATTCTCCAAATACACAACCTGATGGAAGTATTAATAGCAGTCGCATTAAATTATTTCAGGTTGATCTACAAGTGTATCCTTTACCAGGTAATAGTTTTTATCAGTATGATATTACAATCTATGTGGAGAGTTTGAATTGGGTATCTGTATCATCAGGTATGGGTGGATTAAAGTATGCATTATAATTTGTTGTGTAGTAAGGTAAGTAATAAAATCGGATATGGTCATAGGAATGACAGAGGATAATCCATCATTATGGCAAAGTTTAAAAAATTCGGCTTATTATAAAGTAAAAAAAGCAGTAGTAAATCCTGAGGCAAATAAAGAAGCGGCTGAAGTAAAAAAGAAAGAGGAGGAAAAAAAGGAAGATTTGAAAAAATCAGAAAAGTTTGAAGATAAGAAAGAAACTACGGAACCACCCAGTGACCCAAATAAATTCAGTATAGCACGATTATTTGGAAAAATATGGAATCAAACAACCAATATTTTTACTATTCTACTATTTCCTTTTATTGCTCTCATGCTATCCATGCTTGTTGCTAATGAAATGATTGTATATTCTGCTCCTGTGCGTATCCTATTTTTCATTTTCACTTTTTTTATATGTTATTTTTTTAAATTTTATGCTATTATATTGGGATTATATTATATAATTAAAGGAGGTTATAGTTATTATGTAAATAGTATGACAGATGGTCCAAAAAGATTAATTATGCCTTCGATATTTGCATTGCTTCCAATATCAACATACAAACCTATTTCATCTGTAGGTTCATTTTTCATGTATCCATTTACTTATCCAAAATCTGAAAAGGGTATTAAAAAACTGGATGAAATTATGGAAAATTATCGAAATCAGTTAAAAGAATCATTTCCAGGATTGGAAGAAGTAAAAAATATACCCATATTTGTGGAAGATCTTAAAAAAATGAATGAAAGATTGGAACATTTACATGATATTAAAGAACCTGAAATAAAATTAAATAGTGCAGTAAATACACAACAATTGGTAGATACTCCTGCTTTATTTAAACCACAATAAAAGAATATAAACTTTTTAGAATAGATCAATATAGAAATGTCAATTGAAGTATCTGTTGTCACTCCTACCTATAATCGTAAAAAGTTTATTCCAACTTTAATAGAAATATATAAAAATCAAACTTATCCAAAAGAAAAAATGGAATGGATTATTATTGATGATGGAAGAGAGAAAGTAGAAGATTTATTTCAAGAAGCATCAAAAGAAATACCAAATATAAAATATTTGTATTTTGATGAAAAGATGAGAATTGGTGCAAAGAGAAATTTGTTAAATAAAGAAGCAAG